ATAGTCGCTGCGGGCTTATATCTATTATCCAAGGGCACCCGTTTTCATCCCCTCGAGTGACGGCCCCGCAGGGGCCGTCATGGTGGTTCACAACTTTCTGCATTTTTTATCTATAGTATTTTCATTAGTTTCCAAAAATGCTTTGATTGACGAAATCCATTAGCCTGATAAAGTTTTGACAGAAAGAGATTTTGTGGGGCGCTTCCAGGAGCGCCCCTTTTTATTTGGAGCATAAGAAACTGATGCCACAACTGAAAGACAAACCGCCTGCTAAGAATGTGAGGCGGAAACGCAGCCAGCACGTATCGCACTGGCTGGAAAACATCGAGAGCAGGATCGAGAACGAGCAAGGCAAGGTATCGGTAACAGAGTATATCCGGCTGGCCGAATTCGAAAAAGAACTGGAGCAAGAGTTCGATCAGAGTGGGACTGACAGAAGGGGTGCCGGATGGGTCGAGCGAGCGAAAACATTGGATTCCGACCGATAGCGTACAGCCCGCTTCCTTCTCAGCGTAAATTCCACGAGTCTTCGGCGAGGTTCAAGGGCTTCTCGGGGCCGGTCGGATCGGGTAAGAGTCAAGCGCTATGCCAGGAAGCTATCCGGCTCAGCTATATCAATGCCGGGCGACAAGGTCTAATCGGCGCACCGACTTACTCAATGCTGAGGGATGCGACCCTGACGAGCTTTTTGGAGATTCTTTTCGAAAATCACATACCGTTTCGTTATAACAAGGCGGAGTCGATCTTAGAAATAACTGATAGTGGTTCGACAATCTTGCTCAGGTCCCTGGATCAATTCGAGCGGTTAAGAGGTACAAACCTGGCGTGGTTTGGAATTGATGAACTGACTTACACGCGAGAAGAGGCCTGGTTGCGACTCGAGAGCAGGCTAAGGGACCCGAAGGCGATCCGGTTATGCGGTTTTGCAGTCTGGACGCCTAAGGGATTTGACTGGGTATATGAGCGGTTCGTGCGAAATCGTGTGGAGGGTTATGAGGCAGTTCCAGCGCAGCCGTATGAGAACCGTCATGTGTTAGATAGAGTTCCGGATTTTTACAACCGGCTAAAGAGCAGTTACGACCAACACTTCTTTCAACAGGAAGTTCTCGGTGATTATCTTAACGTGAACGCCGGGGCGGTATATCACGCATTTAGCCGGGAACGCAACATAAAGGAGTGTGTAGTAAAACAAGGAACCCCGATCCTATGGACCCTGGACTTCAATGTGGATCCCATGTGTTCTCTCATTGCGCAGCGCGACGGAGATGAAATTTATGTCCTAGACGAGATCCGGCTACATCGTGCCAGTACATATCAGACGTGTGAGGAATTCCACAATCGAATTCCTCAACACTTGGCAGGGGTGATCGTGTACGGTGATGCAACGGGGGGTAGGGCCCAAACATCGGGAACCTCGGATCACCAGATAGTTAGTGAGTGGCTGCGACGGTCAGGTTTCTCGAAATCGGAGACGAGGTTTAGGAGAAGCAATCCCTCGGTCCGGGAGAGGGTTCAGTTAGTCAATTCGATGTTGATGACTGCCGATAGCAGAATCCGCCTGTATGTATCCCCGAAATGCCAGGAATTGATTACGGACCTTGAAGAGGTCAGTTATAAGCAAGATAGCGCGGTTATAGACAAAGAGCGGGACCCGCGGCGCACGCACCTTTCAGATGCGTTGGGGTATTTAGTTTGGGAAGAACGTGGGCCCCATACCGAAGTGTCGAGGGGTGATGGGCGACTGTTTTGGTAGGACCGAGACGAACTGATGAAGGAGTGAACTGTGTTTAATATTGACCGTGAGCATCCTGAATATGCCGCACGCAAATCAGTATGGAGACAATATCAGGATTTGTATGTGGGAGGCGAGCAATTCAAGGCGAATGCGCATTTATATCTCACGCAGCGGCAGAAGGAGACCGCAGACGTTTATGGCGAGAGACTGCTGCGTGTGTTTTATGAAAATTACGTAGGATCGATTATCGATTGGTATAGCGCGACGTTGTTCCGCCGTGAACCTGTCATCACGTTTGACGGATATAACGAGGGGGCGAGACGCTTCTTTGGAGAATTTATCGAAGACTGCGACCTGAAAGGCAGTTCTGTATCGGAGTTCTATCGCGAGCGTTTTATCGAAATGCTGGTGAGCGGAAAAAGTCACGTGCTAGTCGACTTCCCGCGCTGGCAACCCGCAGTCAATCGCGCCGACGAAGATCAACGTGGGATGTCCCGGGCATATTTGATCGGCTATCCCGCAGAAAATCTGATTAATTGGAGCTACGATGAGCGCGGCAACTACGAGTGGGTCGTATTGCGCACAGGCGGGCTTCGTAAGGCTGAGCCGGAAGACCGAACCTGGTCCAAGATGACGCGGTGGGCCTACTACGACAAACAGAACTACCGAATATTTGAAGGCAACGACTCAGGAGAAAAACGCGAACTAGTTCAGGTTGCCGAAGGACGGCATGGTCTAGCCAAAGATAATCGAGTTCCTCTATTCGATTTAAAGGTAGCGGAAGGGCTGTGGCTCATGAATCGGGCCGGACTCCTACAGTTGGAGCACTTTAATAAGTCGAACTCCCTGGGATGGGCTTTAGGAATGGGGTTGTTCACTATGCCAGTAGTCTATTCGAGCAGGACTTGGAACCAAATGATAGGAGAAGCGTATTACATCCAATTGAACCCGGAAGACAAATTCGGTTGGACGGAGCCGGAAGGAAAAGTTTTTAGTATTGCGGCGGACAATCTCGGACGGTTGAAGGACGAGATCTACCGTGTTTGCTATCTTTCACAGGCGGCAGGTGAGAATGCCGGGAGAGTGGCACAGTCTGCCACTAGCAAACAAAGGGATTTCGCGATTACTAATGAAGTGCTTCGCGCATATGGAGACGCGGTAAAGGATTCAATGAAGCGGGTGTTGCGAGCTATTGAAAGCGCCCGACAGGACGGCGTGGCGGTAGACGTATCCGGGATGGACGAATTCGACATCGGGGACTTCGGGACGGAGTTGTCCGACGCTGAGCGCTTGCTTGCGCTGGGGATCGAGTCGTCAACTCTCAAAAAGCAGATCTTCAAAAAGCTGGCTTTGAAGTACCTCTGTGATGTTCGCCAGGACTTGAAGGATCAAATTGCTAATGAAATTGAGGGCTGTATACCAAGTAAGAGTTGAGGAAGGGAATTATGGAAGAACGAAAAAATGAAGGCGTTGACGTAAGCTCGATCGTCAAGCACGCAATTGAAGAGTTCGTGCGCAATGAGCACGCGAAATCGGAACCAGCCTACAAGACAGAGTTACTTGAAGAGCGGAAGCGGCGCGAGGCGCTTGAGCAAAGGTTGAACGAGCTGGTCCAAGAGAATCGCCGAACACGTCAGATGGCCGAAGAGGCCGACCGCAGCGCAACGATCCGGACAGAGCTACAACGCCTTGGGGTAGCGAAGGTCGATCTTGCATACCGCGTCGTTCGGGACGACATACAGCGTTCGGACGACGGGCGATTGGTCGGGAAAACGGACCAGGGCCCGATTCCAATAAAAGAGTACCTGACCCAGTTCGTCAACGATAATCCCGAACTCTTGCCGGCAAGGATAGCCGGCGGTTCCGGTATGGGATCGGTGCAGAAACCGGCGCCGTCCCAAAGCGGATTCGACATCGATAAGATCCGGCCTGGAATGAGTCCGGAAGATATGGAGCGGGTCCGGCAAGAGATCTCGCGTCTGGCGAACCAGACGTTACGAGGTCAGTAAAGGGCTTGAGCGGATAGGACCGCATAGGCCATAGAAATAAACAAAGGAAAAGAAATGCCATCTATTACATCAGCAAATGTAGCTAATGCGATTGTCAAGCTAGTGGCGGTTGACGCCCTTCCAGCCCTGATGGGGAACCTGGTAATGGGCAATCTTGTGAATCGCGATTATGAGCCGACACTGGCGCATGCAGGGGACACGATTAATATCCCCATCCCTCCGACACTGGTAGCAAACAATATTGCGGAAGGCGGGACAGTGCAGCCGCAGAACCCGAGTATTGGTAATGCTCAAATCGTCCTGAATACGCACGCAGAGGCGACGTTCCAGATTCCCGATGTGACCAAAGTACTTGCGGTCCCGGACCTTTTGAAGCTGTACATGCAACCGGCAGTGATAGCCTTAGCGCAACGGATCGAGAGCGATCTGCTAGGTCTTTATTCGCAGTTCACAGCTAACACTCCGATCGGAACTACAGGATCGCCTTTGACGGAAGCTGAAATTGACTCCGCTGAGACTGCGCTGTTCCAGGCCAAGGTTCCGGCGAGTGCTTCCAAGTACCTGGTTGTCGATTCGGCGAGTTACTCAGCGTTACGCCAAATCCCCCGCTTCAGCGAGTTTTACAGCGCTGGCGACGCCGGTCTGCGCGCTCTGATTGAGGGCTCAGTGGGAAAGATGAAGGACTTCTTTATTTTCCGTTCCCAGTTTGTGGCGAAAACCGGTACACCGATCACGACACACAACCTTGCATTCGCGAAAGATGCGATCGGGTTAGTGGTGCGGCGGCTTCCGAAGCCTTTGCCAGGAACGGGCGCGTTCGCGGAATATGCCGAAATGGGTAACTTCGGTCTACGAGTGACCATGAGCTACCAGCCGAACACCCTGGCTCAGCAGTTTACAGTCGACGTGCTGTATGGTGCGGCCGTGCTGCGGAACGAGTTTGCCGTTCAGGTGAATAGCTAATAGCAGCGATTCGGGACAGGTCTTCGGGCCTGTCCCGATCAGGAGACAAATAACATGGAAGTGCGAGTATTCTATCAAAAGCTCCGGAGTGTTGAACGGAGTATCAACGAGCCACACGTTGTGGTGGTTAGCTTGGAAACACCTGATGGTGGGAAAGCCGGGGTTAGGACCGAGGTCGCGCGGGCGGATGCGGCAAAGCTGATTGTAGAAGGGCGTGCTCGCCTTGCGTCTGCCGAGGAAAGCAAAGAACACTATGATGCGGTTCAGACGGCAATCAAGGCACGAGAAGCTGAGGCTTCAACCCGCAGACTGCATGTCATTATTATCTCGGACGAAGAATTGGCAGTTCTGCGGCGGATCAAAGGCAAGTCGGAACGGTAGGGAGCGTACGTCAATGGCCTTATTCACAGACGAAATAATGAACACCCTTCTCGATCTGGAGCGCTATGAGAGCGGCTTGCTAAATGTATCC